GGCGTTACAAGTTTAACATCTCTGAATGATCCAGTTATATTAGCATATGCATATGCTCCAGAACCAGAAGAATCGTCAATTATTAATGGAGGTCCATTAAGAACATCATAATTTTTACCAGTATCAGTTACTTCTATATTTGTTATGTCACCATGAAATATCTGTTCATCAAGAACAGTAGGTGGGAATAACTCCACACCATTTCCCAACAATCCAATAGCTCTATTATCAATGTCTCTCTTGTTTGGATCATCAAAATAATTCTTTTCTCTTACATATGGGAATTTACGTAAGATTTTCTGGTTTTTAAGTGTCCTATTTTGCCAACCAGACTTGTATATGAACTGGCCAGTAGTATTAGTCTTTACAGCAATATATTTCTTAGAAAATACGTCAGATCCACTATATGAAAGTCTAAATTCAGTTTGGTTTACACTAGTAACAAAGTAGATACCAGTCTGTATTCCACTTAGAGTAGTATTGTCCCAATATACCTTATCCCCAGTTACATAATTGTGCTTAAATGCAGTATTAGCAGAAGGGTCAATAGATTTAATGGTATATGTGTATCCACCACCTAAGATAGGAGTTCCACCTTCTGTTTCCTCTATAGAATCAGATTTAACCCATACTTTGTTATCTGTAGCAAAAATAGGGTAGTTTGGTAATCCAGAAGAAGCTACATAATTATACTTTTCATCTCTATCCAAATAAGTGTTTTGAATACCAACTGGATAATCATCAATACCAGTAAAATAACCAGAATTATGAGAAGCCTTAATTACCTTCTTTTGTATCTGTATTGGGTTTGCAGGAGGAGGTGATGAAACCTGAACAACAATGGTATTTGAGAATTTCTTCTGTACATTTGTTGCAGTAAACTCAATATCTTTAATAATAACATTAATTGAATTTCCAGACTGATCAGATAAAGTTAATTCCTCATCAACATAGAAAACAATAGCATCGAATAATACGATTCTATATGTATTGATGTTTACCTGATTAAATGACGAAATTGTATGAGTAGAAGGAATATTATAGATCCAGTTATTAAACTTTGGATCATCTCCCAAATCTTCACCAAACGAACTCAACTTCATTGAGTCACCAACCATCATATTTGATGTATCAGTGGTATCAACAGTATCAATAACATTTACAAGTCTAAACTGCAATAAAGCAGTTTGACCTATTCCAGAATATGCATATGCAAGTTTATCTTGGAATATATCTGCTGAAAAGTCCAAAGCAGTAGATACACCAGTTACACCAAGAAACTGATTAATTGTTTTATCTGTATATTTTACGTTAAGGAAGTTAGAGTTCTTTGTTGGTTTAATTAAGAGTTCACCAGTCTTACCAAATCCAACTGTAGAATCAACAACGATAGAAGTAGAGTCCTCAGCGGTAACTTCAAGAGTTTTAGTTTTGCCTGGAATCTCAAACGAACCATCAAATGAAGTAGAGTCTAAAGATAACTCATAAAAATCTTTAGTACCAACAGGCCTATATTCTACATTGTAAATTGAAGCACTCGCAGTTCCAATTCCAGATATATCTTGATATAGAAAATTACCAACAGAATCAAGAGGTTCTCCACCAAAAAGATTCTCTACAAGTAAATGTTTTGTTTGAAAATATACGTTAGATGATGCAGAAATAGTTTTATCAATTGGTTTGATAAGTTCAATTTCTTCACCATAAAGTAATTTGAAAAGAATCTGATATGAAGCATCAGTTCCTTTGGACATGTAAAAGTCCTTTGCCCTTGTTAAAACATTAGCAATGGACGTTCCAGCAGTAAAAGATCTATTTTCAAAGCCAGGAAGGAACTCAGTCTTAAACTTAGTAAAGAATGTCTGTAGGAATAAGTTACTTAAATTTTGTACAACAGCTGTGGCTAGATGTGGTTCAGCATCTGTTTGTTGAAAACTTAGAAATTCAGATGCATCTTCTCTGGATATTTGATCAATACCACTAAATCCCCTAGCACAACCTAAAAATTGTGTATCGGTTTTTGAAGTATATGTAATAATCTCGTTATCAATCTTTAGAAGACCATATTTGTCAGGCCAACCAATTGTTGATACTACAGTTATAGTAGTTTCACCAGCAAGAACATCAGCGCCCAAAACCGTTCCAGGCACTAGGGTTTCATTGTTAAATGCACTGATTTTCCGATAATCGGCAATATTGCTAGCTAAATCACCAACACCCGATTGGTGTTCTTGTGATTGATAATAGACGTTAAGGAATTCCTCAAACAGAGGAGACTCCTGATTCAAGAACTCAGGAATCTGCGACTCAATAATATGAGAGATTTTTACCTTTTTAATATCCGTCATTTATCTTGTATAGACTGAACCGCTTGTGTAGCTGGAGGTGGTGACGTATGATGTAGCAGATGTATTTTCACCAGAAGAAATAACGTCTGGAATAGCAGAGACTTCACTATGCTGAACATCCAACTGTAAATACAAATCCTTCAGAGCAATAACGTCATTAGATGAAGGAATTCCTTCTATCTGAATAGTTCCGTTTGCCAATGAAGTACCTGTTATATTTACCACATCTAAAATAATCTCTCCTTTGGAATAATCAATTGTTCCAGCATCGTTTTTAACGACAAGAGGTATATTATTTTCAAGTTTGAAGAATACTAGTCTTCCTGTGTCAGTTCCTGTTATGGGAATATCACCAAGATAAACTGTTCCACTAATATTACTTACCGTAAATCCTGTAGATTTGATACCATAACCATCACACTTCTGGAAGAACCCGTTACCATAACAAAGTTCATATGTAGCAAATACATTGATCTCAGGTGTTATATCCCTTCTCATCTTAACTTTCGTGATGTTAGAAGTAACACCTCTAGCAGAGTCATCAATTAGACCAACAACTTTACTGTATTTGAATCTTCCACCAAAAGAATTGATATCCGTTGATTTGGAATACGTAGTTAATGTCTTAAGTACAGATGTTCTTAAATCAGTTACATTAGATATTGAGTTTGTGTTGTAATAAACAGCAGAATCAACTTCAACATAAAGGTACTTAAGATCAACAATTTCTGGTTTAATTCCAGCAATAGAATATTGTTTTAATTGTGTGGATATACTATCCTTAGTAATTTGTGATAAGAATGAACCATTTCTAGGTTTTACTGAAATGAAGACCTTTCCATACTCAGGGGGATCAAGTTCCTCACCCCCGTAGGCGGTCACAGACTCGACGTTAGGATAAACATATGGAATGATACCCTTATAGTCGTTTGCTGTTACTGCACGATACTGTGCAGCGTATATACGGGGTGCCAGGTATTTGATTGAACTGATATCTTCTACTGCATCACCATTTCCAGCACTAGATGTGGTTGTTAGTAATGAAATACCACTTGTAATGGTTGCATCAGTATCATCCTTTAAAATACCAATAAAGGAGAAGTTACTAGCACCGTTAGCAAGAGGACCATTAGTTACAATGTAAGTTACAGTAACAGTGGCTCCAGCAGGTGGTTTCTTACCTAAAATCCCATCACCAAATAAAATCTCATACTGTTCATCTTCAATTTCCTGAATTAGGAACAATTTGGAAGTAGAATCTACTCTTAAAATATTATCATACAGAGCATATATCTCTTTTGTTGTAGATTCTACGGTAACACGAATAGAAGTAGTATCAATATTCGCATTTGGAAGAATATATCTCTGATTTGGTTGAGAATAGTCAATTGTGAAGGTTTTTGTTAAATAAACACCCTCATAAATGGACAGATTATTGAAAAGTGAGACATTATTGTCATCTACAGTGGCAACAAAATCATCTGGAATGGAAAATATGTACTGACCACCCTGTTGATTACCTAATGCAACCTGTCCCGCTTTTAAAATTACAATTCTAGTATCATTTGACCCCAAATCAACACTGAAATTAACAGTAGCAGAAGCAGATCTGGTAGATCGAGGTACATAACCAATATTTCTTGCAAGTGAGACAACATTTTCTCTTAAAGTCGCACTATCAAGGAAACATTCATTAACTACCATATTGGTATTATAGGCAGTAATATAAGAGTTATATGCCAATAGGTCAATCAACACAGAAAAGTTTGACCCTTCAAAGTCAAAATCTGTAAATTTACTATTAGTTCGTAGATAATCCTTTATTTGTGATCTCAGATCAGCAAAGTCTAGGTTAGTAAACTGATTGAACGCCATTATAGTCTAGTTGATTGAAGTACAAATTCTATATTTTGCATAGGCAAAGACAAACCAGTCACATCATATCGAATAGCAACGTTTAATTCATTCGTATCAGGAGGAAATGCAACCTGACAATTAACATTACTCACTCTTGGTTCAAAATTTTCTAATAGAAGTATGATATCATCCTGAATATTCTCTGCATCGAAATTAGTTTGCAGTTCAAATAGAGAATCATCTACTTGAGTCCCTATCAAATCATTAGAAAATCGTTCTCCCAAACGAGTTCTGACCAAATTCATGACAGATCGTCTTATAGCATCTTCATTAGTGAATATGCCTACGTCATTAGTTACAGGATGTTTAACAAATGAGAGACTAATATCCGAAAATACTTGGGATTTATTTTTTGATCTGTCTATTAAAGCCATTTTTAGCAGTTAACAAGCTTATCTAGGTCACTTTCACTCAAATCTTGCTTTCTTTTAGTATCATTAGCATCATCGCCAACGACTTCACGCAAGATATCGTCATTATTTTCTGGTTTGTCAATTAATTCTCGGTTTTCCATGTCGAATTCCATTATTATATCTTATTTATCGCATAAAAAAAGCACTTAGGTATTTACCCAAGTGCTTGAGGTTATTTAATTGTTATTTTATTAACCTGCAGCTAGCGGAGACTGTTGATTATTATTGATTGCAGCAGACTTTTTACGGGCTTGTGACGATACATCATAAGCTCCTACAGTCTTACCACTTTCTCCGCCACCAGGCACCGTAGTGACATTATGTGGTGCTTTTGTTGGATCTGAATCAGCCATTAACCTTGTCCTCTGTAGCGTTTACGAGCTTTGTTTCGACTAGTTGCAGAGAGTTTAGTATGTTTCCCTGAACCTTGTCTAGTCTTCTTAGGAACTGCACCCATTAGGTTGGTTCCATCTTTAGACATTTTTCTTACTGCCATAATCTATTTATCAATACGGTTGTCATTTTGTAATTTAGCTCTCAATCTTTGGGGTGAATACCCCTCACCAATATAATGTTGCAGTCTTTGATCTGCTTGTTCCTTAGTTAATCGTTGATCAACCTTGGGATCAATGACATACCAGCCATTAGTCCCAAGTTCTACGATTTTATATAAGTTATCCATTAGATAATTCGTGTCTTTTCATGTCCCACACGGATCTTTGGATCACACCAGATCTCATATCCTGCTTCTTTAGCATCTAAACAGAAAGAAACGTCTTCTCCACACATGTCTTGAACATCACCTGATTCAAACACCTGCATTTTAGGTGCAAACCAAGGATACTTCATCTCTTCGTTCTCGAATACACCATGTTTGATTAACAACCAACCAAATCCAGTGTAATCAACTGTGAAAGGTTTGCGACGACGTGAGATAGACTCAATAGTTTCATGATTCATAACTCCACCATTCTTGGCGAAATCGTCCTCCTCCAACCAATGAGCAACTGAAGTAGTCTTTCCATCCTCTGTGCAATACCAACCTGCTGCGATATCTTTCTGCATCCATACGAGACGATAAAACTTCTCCGTATCGAATACGATATCCGAGTCAATCCACAACTGGTAATCATACTTAAGTTTTCCATCCCAAGGAATTTGGTTTGGACCACGTAGTACGTTAGCCCCTAGGCACTTACAACGTGCGAAATTGACCATAGAAGAATAATCTTGCGAAATTTGAATCGAAGATCCGTTCTGTACTAGATCAAAACATAGTTGTACGAAAGCCTTGAGGAAAATATAGGAGACTCCTCTACCTGGCAAACAAAATACGACACTCTTATTTTTTAGTATCTCTTTTGCCGCAGCCAGATCAAAATCATCTTCTACTTTTTTAGTCTTGGGCGCATTTGCCTTAACTGTAAATCCTTTAGCCATAACGTTTGCAAAGTTACATGATTATTATACTACGGTCAAATCAATTTGTCCATAGGTGTATTATATAGACTGCTTATTCTTAACTACTTTTATCTCTTCATGACGTAGTTCGTCATCTGGGTAATGTGTGAAATAACAGCGAAGAAACTCTAATTTGTGTTTTAGATCCCGTTCTTCAACATCTTCCATTATTACTTTATCGGCAATATAGACGTTATAGGTATTCATCTTCCATAATTGCTAACATATCTTCTAAATCTGATTTAATATCAGGGTGATACATCAAATTTGTATCATTTTCCAATCGGTATTGAAGAGATTCTACAATTAGATCTAAATTATAAGAATCTAGCCCCTCCAGCTGCTCAATATTCATTTTTACGTTGCGACATCACGAAGTATCTATAAAATTATGATGTTCTCCAGTTAATATAAGAAGTTGCAACGTATTTTGCCTCTGAAATGGGAATATTATCTTGATGAGGGAGCACATAATTGCATGGAAAGATGAGAACCTTTCCTTTTACGGGTTTTGACGCTAATCCATAGTTAGGAAACTCAGTTTCACCACCCTCTTCTACCGTATTAAGATAAATTGTAACAGAAAATAGTCTATTTACACTTTCTCCAACATTTTGATCGAATTTGTATGTGGATTCTCCTTCATTTGGCGGATAAACTCGTACAACAAAGTCCCCAAGTTCCAAATCATCTATTGGGCCAGGGCATTCTTGAACATATCGACCATAAACGTCTTGTGTTATCTCAGAAATCCATTCAAAAATAGGAGTTGGGTCTTGTAGTTCGGGTTTTAAGGACCTTACAGGGTAACCAAGTCCTTTTTGTTTCCCTAAAAACCATGACAACATCTCATCAACCCTCTCTTCGGGTATAATGTTGTATGTTTTGACCAAATCAGTAATCTTAGTGGGAAATTGTTGGTACATTTAGGGACTTTCGGCGCCGATTTTTCGTTTTTTGCGTTAGAAACTAGCCTCTTCGTATTGTTCTAAATCTTTTTCATTTACTTCTGAGTAAGTTATATCATCCCAATAAGAATGAAACAATCTACCCCAAATTACTTTAAACTCATCCTCGTCCAAGTTCTTAAACAAGCATTGATCTTTTAAGTAGATATGGTATGTCTTCA